CTAAAGTAACAAGAGATGTTCCTGTTTCAGTTGTATCACCTAGAGCACTTGTCATCTCTAAGCCTGTTACAGAAACTATGACACCTGAACCTACTTCAATTGTAGGAGTGCCTAAGTCCGTGGACATCGTCACACTTGTGACGTTAGTAATAAATTCTATATTCTCATTCCATGCAAAAGATCCCCATGATCCTCTTCCCCAACCTGCATCAACGGTTCCTGATGCGGTTTCAGTTCCTAAACCAAATGATGTGGATAAACTTCCGAGAACAACGCCCGCTCCTTCACCTACTGTGACTCCAGATAATTGTGTTTGAAAAGAAACGCCTGTTGGAAAATAAACGTTTTCAGGTTCACCTACCGCAGTGCCTAAAGCAGAAGATACTTGTAATGAATCTAATGTGACTAAACAATCAGCTACGACACTTTCCGTGCCTAATGCTGTTGTAGTCGATAACCCAGTAACAGATACCGTGATCGAGCTTTGTTGGCCCCAAAAGCCTTCGCCCCAATTATTTTCACCCCAAGCATCTGCCATGGTAATGCTCCTCTAAATTAAGATAATCTTAATATAGCACTTGAAGCATCATTAGTTGGGAATGCGATTGTGAATGTACCGTTTGTTGATGTCTTTACACTTCCGAAATCAAGAACACAAATAGCTGCGTTTGTATTAGCTGATGATCTATTATAGATCAAAGCTGCTTGAGCAGATATTGTTGCTGATGTAAAACTTGCGTTTGCAAAATCAACAAATGCTGTTGAAGCTGTTGCGCTAGTTGCTGTTAAGCCAATGGTTGGACTTGTTAAAGTTATACCACCTGCTGCGTATGTTCCTGAATTACCTACTTCGTTTGTTGCGGAATAGGCTGTTGTGTTTCCATTTAAAGTTACAGAATTTGTGTACAGAGCGAGATTGATTGTATCGTTATCAATATCATGATCGCCTGCTAACAGTTCTTTTTTAAATGAAGCACAGACTGCTTGATTTATTGCCATTTTTTAGTTACTCCCTTATGGTGTTAGCGATTTCATCGGAATGCGTAACACACCATTTTGATACTCATCCCTACGTTTACGACCCATTTGCTCTTGTGCAAAATCTTGCAGAGCTACTTGGTACTTACTTTCGTATAATTGCATATCTTGTGGGTTTTTCAAGTAAGAAAAAGCCTCCGATAAAGTTCCAAATAATAGAACTTCAGGAGCGTTATTAGACAAAAATGTTGTGGTGGAGGTTGTTCCTGAACCATTCCCTAATCTTTCGGCTGTTTCATCATACCACATCTCCACTGTATAAGCTACATTTGGAGTAGGAGCTACAATCAAGGTTGTTGCGTCCCAATTACCCCAATACTTGGGTTGCCCTGTAAAATTTGTATCTGTCGTGGATCTTTCTACCGAATATTCGTCCATAAAAGTGGCATCTCTTTGCTCTAACCAAGTTCTTGTTCCATCATCAGCTACGATTTGTAAGGCTCTAGCAAATCTAAATCCACCTTCTGGACCACTGACATCTAGAAAAGCATTATTAGCTTCAAAGGTTGTAGTGGCATATCTTCTTTGATCATCAGAATCTAATTGTCTAGCTACTTTATTTTCTATGTTAATTAAAAAAACATTAATCACAGAATTAGACAATACATCACTTGTTACTTCTGTGTAATTTCTTACATTATCTAAAAGTTCTGAATAATTCATGATATCTCCACTGTCACTTTACCAACACTTGAACCAATAATCAATGCTCTACTTGGTTCAGACGGTTGCATTCCATTTGATTCAAAAGATGAGTCTCCTGAAGCTCCAACAAAAACAGTCATAGGTTCTTGTCTCGCTGGTCTAGTCCAAGGTAAAGCTTGTGCATCAGCACTATGAAAAGAAGGGTCTAATTGAGGGTGCTTAGTTTCAAAACACTCAGGACATGTCATCAAACCATTCCACTCTTCTTGTAATTGAGCAAACTTATATTGTTGACCACATCTATCACAAAGAGCAACAGCATATTTACCTGTAGCAAAGGTAGCCATGTTATGAACCGTTTATGAAATAGTTTTGAGGAACTAAATGAACAGATGCTCTTTGTCCGTCTTCGGTGAGAGCTCTCTGTAATTCATCTTCATAATATAATTTTAAAGATTGAGTCATTTGAGGGTTTTTCTTTTGCGATAAATAAAAAGCTAAACCTGAAACCATGCAAGGAAGAAATCTAAAAGGAGCGTCAGGTTGATTTGTATAAGCTCCAGCGTCTTGTATCCTGCCTATGTAGTTATAATTAATTTGAGTATCTGTTGTATTAGGTGTTTGATAAAGATTAATTTGAACGTTAGACAAATTTCTCTCGACATAATACTGCGTCGGTTGACCTTGAGAAAATTTGTTAGGAATCGCTTGATACTCTGATCGTGATATTTTAGTCATAGTAGTGTCAGTTGTTGTGCCACTTGATATTTGTCTAAAAGTCATTTCTAAAACATCACTTGCATCACTTGGAGCAGTATAGGTAGTTGTGCCTGCTGTTAAATTAGCAGTTTCATTTTCTACTTTCCATAAATGAATACCTCTGTTCATCCACTCTTGAAAAAGAATATTTAAACTTCTTCTAGCTGATTTTAAATCATAGCCTGAACGTGTTTCAACGCCACATCTTTCGTAAGCGTCTTCTACAACGTCATCTATATCTAAATTAAAAGTAGTTGTACCAGAGGTAGCCATATTATTTTTTCATCATTCCGCCGCCACGTTTTTTGGCCATGCCACCACCACGTTTTTTCATCATCATGCCACCACCACGTTTTTTGGCCATGCCACCTTTTTTCATTACTTGTTTCTTTTTTGCCATCATGACTTTACTCCTTTTTTAAAAAGTTTTTCGTACGTATTTTGCCTTTCAGCTACTACTTCATCGTAGTATTGCTTAGGCCATTTCTTATAATAGCCTATCTTGTGTAGTTTGCAACTTGCATCATACAGTTGTTTAAATTTTTGTATAAGCATCATAGAATATTCTAAGTCACCATGTTTTACAGGTTCCTCAGTGGGGTCACAAAGAAAAGCTTCACTATCAGGATCAGCAGGTGTTTCAGGATGAAATCCCATAAAGTACACATCTCTTCTGTTATAGGTTTTATTATAAAAATCTATTTTTTCTTGAAATTGTTCAGGATTATATTGTTCAAAAAAAGGGTCGCAGTAAATTATAATATCATGTTCTTTTTTATTCCAAGACTTAATGACAGAAGTTAAGTGTTTTTCATATTTAGACTTATCCATGCGAACTTCAATTCTCACTTTTTTATCTTTTCTCCATTTAGCAGCGAAAGGACACGCTGGAAAACCTATATGTTTATTCATTGGTTCCAAGACAGTCTTGGACCAATTAACTACATCAAGCTTTATTTTTTCTGCTTGTTTTTTTCTTGACAAAAGTTTTCACATTAGTTGGTTTACCACCAACTCCTTGAGCCACTGCTCTTTTTCTTGACACTGCTGATTTTCTTTCTCCCTTTGACATACTTGTGGCTTTTGACTTAGGGACACATTTTGGATACTTTCTTTTAGCATCTTTCTTTTGTTTCGATCTACCACACTTGGCAAATCCTCCTCCTTTTTTTGGAGAACCTATATCAACCCATTCTTGAGAAAACCACTTTTTTAAGCCAGATTTAGCCATTACATTTTTTGAGTTACTTTTCTTTTATTTTCCATGATCATTCCACATCCTTTAGCTATTCCACCTTGATCATAATTAGATATCTTTTTTCTTTGTTGAGAAATTGAACCACCTTTTGCCATTGGCTTAGGTCCTTTAAAATCTTTTCTTTTTTTACCACTAGGGTCTTTTATTTTACCAGCACAAATTTTAGAAGCATACGCATTTGCATACGCTGAAGGATAAACGTCAAACTTTCTCTTTGCGGCTTCTTTTCCTCTTTTACATAATTTAGTCATTTTTATTGTTATCTTCTATTTCAAGTCCACATATACATTCGTAATCTTCATTACACTTACACATCTATTTTACTATTCCACCTTTTTTCTTAAAGCCCATTTTATTCCTTACCTTTTTAGGTAATTTTTTAAGACCTTTATTTTTTGATGGTATTGGTTTTAGTTTTTTATTCATTTTCTTATCTCCTGTAGATACTTCCTTTTGCATTTGAGATCGTGATATAACCACTAATACTCACTATAGTTTTTAATTAAAAACTCTTCCATCCAAGCCATCTTTTCATCAATTGCTTGAATTTGTACTTTTATAACAGCTAAATCTTGTTGCATTTTTGAAACACTATCTGCTTTCTTTTCTACTGCATTTAAACGTTCTGACCACATACCCCAAGTCATTAACACTGTGCCAATTAGGACAAGATAAGGTAATATAGTTTTTATATCTAATTTAATCATTTTGTTTTAGCACTCATGTTACTTAAAGGGTTATTTAAAGCCTTATTAATTTGTAAGTCAAGGTTTTCTTCAATGAGCTTTAACTCATCAAATATCTCTCTTGTATCAGCTTTTTGTCTGTCCTCGATGTCATTTACAATTTCGGTGATATGACGAATGTCATTACTAGCGTTGCGTAAATCTATCTTCATGTCTCCTTTAAGGTCACGCGCTACGGAAGCCACTAGGTTAATTTCGTCTAATATCATATCTAGTTCTGATTTAATCACTGCAATTTGTTCATCATAGTGCGAAAGATCAGGAGCTGTATACTGCAAAACTTTGGTGGTTAGGTCTTGATAATTTTTCCAAAATTCGAAGACTGCCCAAGCACCACTACCTAGGGCACCTAATAGCGTAAGAATAGCAAAAGCTTTA